GCAGGGCTCGTGCTGCCAGTGATAGTCACCGCGGCCGAGCACGAACCGCGACTTCGCCCACACGATCTGGCTGCGCACCGCGAAGCCGGCCGCCTCGAGGCTCTCGATCACCGTCCGCGCGTGCACGCCGGCATGCCAGACATAGGCGACGTCGCCGGGGAACAGCGCCCAGGCTGCACGCCAGTCGGCGCGATCGTCGTTTGCCACCTTGCCGGTGCGCATCGTCGCCGACACGCCGGCCTCGTTCCGCCACTCCGGATCGTAGTTCACCCCATAGGGAGGGTCCGTCGTCATCGGGTGCGGCCGCGCGCCGTCCAGCAGCCGGGCCACATCGCCCGCGCTGGTGGCGTCGCCGCAGAGCAGCCGGTGCGGCCCGAGCAACCAGAGATCGCCCGGGCGCGTGATCGGCACCGCGGGTGGCTCGGGGGCCGGTGCGTCAGGATCGCCGCCAGTTGGCGCCGCCCCATCCGTCGCCGTCTCAGCCAGCAGCCGATCGAGCGTCGCATTGTCGAAGCCGACCAGGCCGAGATCGAAGTCATCCGTCCGCAGCGCGCGCAGCTCGGCGGCGAGCAGGCTCTCGTCCCACGTCGAGTTCAGCGCCAGCTGGTTGTCCGCAAGGCGGAAGGCGCGCGCCTGCGCTTCCGTCAGATGCCCAAGCCGGATGGCTGGCACTTCCTCCAGCCCGAGCGCCTTCGCGGCCAGCACCCGCCCGTGGCCGGCGATCAGCACGCCGGCATCATCGACCAGCACCGGCACGTTGAAGCCGAACTCGCCGATCGAGGCGGCAAGCTGCGCCACCTGCTCAGGCGGATGCTGGCGCGCATTCGCCGCGTAGGGCGCCAGCGACGCCACCGGCATCATCTCGAGCTGCAGGTCAGGCAGCATCGGCCATCTCCGCGCGGTCCGCAGCGACGGCGTTGTAGTCACGGCCATCACCGTCGAGCGTCACCGGCAGGTCAGGATGCAGCATCCGCCACCGCGCGACCGCGAGATCCACATAGGCGGGCGCCACTTCGATGGCGGCCACTCGGCGGCCGGTGCGCTGGCCAGCGAGAAGCGTCGTGCCGGAGCCGGAGAAGGGCTCGAACACCAGGTCGCCCTCGTCGGTGAAGGCACGCATCAGGAACTCGGGGAGAGCGATGGGGAACACCGCGGGGTGCTCCGTCTCGATGCCGCGGCCCTTGTGACGGGTGATGCGCAGCACGCTGTCAGGGATCCGCATCTCCTGCACCGGCAGCCCGATATGCGTGTAGGCCTTCACCTCGCCGTCGGCAGCGCGCAGGCCGCTGCCCTTGTTCGGCGTGCCAGCCCATTTGCACGGCACGATCTTGTTCGCCTGCCGTGCCTCGCGGTTGAAGTGGAAGACGAACTCGAAGGCAGGGGCGAGGCGCCCGTTCCAGTCGCCCGGCAGGCCGGGCCCCTGATCCCAGGCATAGAGGCCGAAGCGCCGCCAGCCGCGGGCGCGCATCCAGTCGAGCCAGGCCGACCAATAGGGCTGCCACTCGCCGTCCCGGTGGATCAGGCCGAGGTTCACCAGCACCTGCGCGTCGGTCCGCAAGGCGGCGCCGAGATGCGCGAACACGCCCTGCATCAGCGCATCCCAATCCGAGACGCCGCCGGTGGTGTAGTCGCGCTGGTTACCGTAGGGCGGCGAGGTGAACAGCAGCGCCGCGCGGTCGTCACCCATCACGCGGGCAACAGTGGCCGCATCGGTGCTGTCGCCGCAGAGCAGGCGATGTGCGCCAAGGCGCCAGAGATCACCCGTTCGGGTGATGGCTCGGCGTGGGGGCTCGGGCGCTGCATCGGCGGGATCGTCCACTGGCTCAACGGCCGCATCGGGCTGGTTGCCAGGTGCGGGCTCAGGGCCGCTGGCACCGCTGGCAGCCGCCTCGTTGCCAGGCCCGGTTTCCAGCCCGGCGAGCAGGCGATCGAGTTCGTCCATGCCGAAGCCGGTCGGGGCCAGATCGACGTCACCCAGCTGCTGCAGCTTCGCGACCTCGGCCTCGAGCAGGGCCTCGTCCCATCCCGCGTTCAGCGCGATGCGGTTGTCGGGGAGGCGGTAGGCTGCCTTCTGCGCCTCGGTCAGCCCGGCGCGAACGATCGTCGGGACGGTGTCGAGGCCGAGCGACTTCGCCGCCAGCAACCGGCCGTGGCCTGCGATCAGCTCGCCACGCTCGTCCACCAGCACCGGCGCGACGAAGCCGAACTCGAGGATGCTGGCAGCGATCTGCGCCACCTGCTCGGGCGCGTGCGTGCGCGCATTCCCGGCATAGGGCAGCAGCGAGGTGACCGCGCGCGCCTCGACAGCGCTCGCAGACCAGGGGGCCTGGGGCATCGCAACCTGCTTCTGCTGACGGGAAGGCACCACGGCCGGCAACCTGGCCAGGCTGGCAACCTAGAGAACGGAGCTGACGCTAGCGAAGTCCGGCGCGTCCGCCCCCCGCATACGCCAGGGCCACGAAGGAACCATCGGGTCTTCGCATCCCTTCGCTTGGCTGCGCTGTCGGATCGCTCTCCGGGGCGCAGCCGCATCTTTGCGAGGTACGGTGATCATAGGTCCACGGGATTTCGTTGCGCAACACGACGTTCTTTCGCGTCTCTACGCACGACTTCGCTCGAACGATCTTTCTTCGTGTCGGATCGTTCATGCTGCCCGCGTCCGAGGCACGAGCCCAAAATGCCCTGCGAGCACGGCAAGCGTCGCCACGAGCATCCCCTGCGCCTGCGTCGGCGGCACCGGCCGGCCGCCCCAGCCCTGGCGCATCGCCCACTCGCGCACAGACGTCTCCAGGCCAAGGACGTGCCACGCGCAGGAGCCTGCGGCGCTGTCGTGGCCGCCCAGCACATCGAGCGCCTTGGCGACCTTCCGGCGCGCGTCGATGGTGCGGTCCGACAGAACGTCCGCGGTCCCGCCTGGCACGCGGATCAACTGGGAGTGCGTCATGCTGTCGAAGGCGGCGCGCCGGAACAACGTGCGGAACAGACAGCCTGCGTCGTACATGCCCTGCGTGATCGTGCCGTGCGTGAGCATCAGCCCGAGCGTATCGACGGCCCGGCGATGCACGACGGTGCTGCCCGTGTCGGGATCGGCCTTGCGGACGGGAGCGGTGAAGCCGCCGTGCTGCAGCCGCCAGCTGGTGGGCTGCGCCAAGTCCTCGCGAGGCGTCGTCGCGCGCTTGGTCTTGCGCTTAGCGGCCATGGTTCCCTCCCATGCGGCGTCCCCACCGCTTCGTGGCTTCGTTGATGAGGGCCTGGCGGAGCCAGGGATCGGTGATGTCGTCGAGGGCGAGCGAGGCGACGCCGTGCTCGTGCCAGGCGCGGCGGCGCAGCGCGTCGAGCTCGTGTGTGGTGGTAGGGCTGCTTGCGCGATGCAGCGACGAGCGCGGCAGCCCGGGAGAGCCGGGAAGCATCATGCGCGGCCTCCCTGGGCTTCCGTGGCCCACAGCAGCAGCGCGATCGCGTCTGCCTCGTTGTCGTCGGCGGGGGTGAAGCCGCGCGCCTCGATCGCGGCGATCATCGCGGCCTTGTCGGCATTGCCGCGACCGGTGGCGAAGCGCTTGATCGTGCCGACCGGGACGCCCTCGTAGGCGATGCGGCGCTCCTCGCACCAGGCAGCGAGGTGCGCGAGGAAGCCGCCATAGATGTGGGCGGCGTCCGTGCCGGCGGGGCGGCGGACCTCCTCGAACACGATGCGCTCGAGGCCGCCGGCGAGCCGGGCGACGTCGCCGAGCCAGTGGCGGAAGCGGAGGTAGCGCATCCCGCCGCTCTCGAAGCGGCTCGGCGTGAAGCGCATCGTGCCCGAGGTGATGACACCGTCGTGGAAGCGGATCGCCCAGCCTGTGATGGTGCCGAGGTCGAGGGCGAGGACGGAGCGGTGCGCGAGGGCGGCGTGCAGCGGGATCGTGCCGTCACCGCTTGCCAGTGGCGGGGGCGCAGTCAGAGTCGCGAGAGCCATCATGGCCTCCGAGAGGGGATCGTCGTGGTGAGGGCGGCGACGGTGCGGTTCTTGGCGGAGCTCACCGTCGCTGCCGGGCTTTGGGGCTTGATGACCTCGGCAAGGCGGGGCGCGGGCAATGGGGCCGCGGCGCTGCTGGAGGCTGGCCGTCCTACCTTGTCCAACTTGGCACGGAGAGGTGGGACAGGAATTTCGCTTCTGAATCAGCAGTTTGGTCGAATCTGTCCTACCTGTCCTACCTGCCGACCACGTCCTTAAACCCGTAGATG